TCCTCGTGGTAAGAACCACGCTCACAAATTATATGTATTAGCGAAACAATCCCCCGACTGGTTCACGACAATGCAAACTGTCGAGGACACCTATAAACCTGATGGAACTCACGTTGTAACCCAAAAAGCAATCCAAGCTGAAAAAGACGCAGGTATGCCCCCTGAACTGGTAGAGCAAGAATTCTACTGTTCATTTCAGGCGGGTATGTCAGGCGCATATTATACAGACCAACTGAAGTGGTTGGATATACAAGACCCTCCCCGTATTACTGCTGTCCCTTATGATCCAAATCTACCAGTCGGGTGTGCATGGGATTTAGGGAGGAATGATGAAAATCCTATCTGGTTTTATCAACAGCATAGAGAAGAAGTACGCCTTATTGATTTCTACACAAACAGTCACAAAGATTTACCGCATTACGTCAATTATATCAATCGTACTGGGTATCACGTTACTGAGCATCTGCTCCCTTTCGATGTGAACGTGCATGAATACACAAACAACAGAAAACGCATCGACACCTTTCGGTCATTGAAGTTGAAGGGTTTGCGCGTAATGCCTAAGTTATCAAAGGAAGAGGGCAGAAATGCAGTACGTCAACTCTTACCAAGATGTTGGTTTGACGCAATTAAGACTGCGTTCGGAGTCGAATGTCTTCGCAACCATCATAAAGAGTTCGACGAGAAGACAGGCACATTCAGAGACAACCCTGCGAAAACAGAATGGATTCACGGTGCGGACGCCTTCAGGATGCTTGCTATTGGTTTACGGAACGCACCTACAAAAGACCAGAAGAATATGTTGAATCAAACCCACGCTATTGGGTTTAATCATGACCCGTTCAAAGCAAGCCATCAAAACCTAATGACGCAACATGAACGGCATGAACTTTACACTAATCCTAACAATTATGACCCCTTTCAAGGGGCAGGGAGGTAATTATGAGTGGAGGAGGAGGAGGAGGTAGTGGTGCTGGTATTGGTGGCTTTGGTGGTGGTCTTGGCTTTGATGGTAGCGGTGTTGGTATTAGTTCTGACGTTGGTGATCAGGGCGGGCCTACCAATGGTGGGCGTCATCCAGAACAGGCAAGCCCAAAAAAGAAGGCAGCTAAACCAAAGGGTCCAACAGAAGCTGAAAAGAAAAAGAAAAAGAAAGAGGAGGAGGAAGCAAAAAAGAAAGAACAGGATCGTAAAAATCGCTCTCTTCTTACTGGCTACACCAGTCCAAACATTAATCGTCGGAGACTGTTCCGCACTGAGGATGGCGGGACTATCGGTGATGACACAAGCACACAGTTAACTTAGACTGTTGTCCGACAACACTCTGGAGAATCATGATGTTAAACATAATGAAATATCAACATGATAAATTGGTCGCCCTGCTGAATGGTCGCTACGAGATTCTCAAAGGAAGGCGTGGAACGTGGGAGACCCATTGGCAGGAAATCGCAGACCTGATGCATCCATTTGATGATAACTTCGTTACGCATGATTCTCCTGGCTCTGAGAAGATGACATATGTCTTCGATTCCACGCCTATCCATGCGAATCAGTTACTTGCAGCAGGTTTGTTCTCGATGCTGACTAATCCTGCTCAACGATGGTTTGAACTTCGCATGATGGAAGAGTGGCTGAACCACATACGGGAAGTGCAGGAGTGGCTTGACAGTACTTCTCGTATCATGTACTTTGAGATTAACAAGCCAGTGTCACATTTCAATACGGCCATGCACGAGGTTTACCTTGAATATGGGGCGTATGGAAATGGCTTGGTGTTTGTCAACGAAACACTTGACCGTAACAATTTGAAGTTTCAGGCGTTGCCATTGTCTGAGTCGTATCTGTGCGAGGGCGCGGACGGCATAATGGATGCCATGTTCCGTAGGTACCCTCGCACGGTGCGACAACTTGTTCAGAAGTTTGGTGTGAATAATATGTCTGACGCAGTTAAGCGTAAAGTGGACAGTAAAAAGATCGACGAAATGACTTTCTGTTTACACATTGTTGTCCCTGCGTCTGATTATGGTGTGAAATCACCAGTCCCCTATCTGTCTGCGTATCTTGACATACAGAACAAACACGTTATGAATATTCGCGGATACCACGAACTCCCATTCATGGCCCCACGGTTTTACAAAAACCCTTGGGAAATGTATGGAAGAGGTCCCGGTACCACCGCTTTACCCGATGTGAAAATGCTTCAAGAGGTTATGCGTACAACAATCAGGGCAGCTCAAAAAGCAACAGACCCCCCTCTGCAAGCACCTGATGACGGCTTCTTGAATCCAATTCGCACTACTCCTGGTGGAGTCAATTTCTATCGGTCAGGAAGTACAGACCGAATTGAACCCATAGACTTTGGCTCTAATCCAGGGGTCGGGTATGATGTTGTAAATGACTTACGCGCGCGCATACGAGAAATCTTTTTTATTGACCAACTGCAACTTCGCGAAGGCCCACAGATGACAGCGACCGAAGTGCTACAGCGCACGGAGGAAAAACTGCGTCTGATGGGTCCGCTTATGGGTAGGCTTCAAACGGAACTTCTCGGGCCGATGTTGGGCAGAGTTTTCGGCATACTAAGTCGTCAGGGTAAAATACCCCCGATGCCTGAGGTGATGCAAAACCAAGGTATTAGACCTGTTTATACTTCGCCAGTAGCCCGAGCGCAGGAGCAGGTTGAAGCTAACGGACTGATGCGTTCTCTCCAGATACTTACCCCCTTTCTGGAGATGGACCCCGAAGTCACAGACCGATTCGACGGTGATGAAATCGCCAAAGGTGTGTTCGAAATGTTCAGCGTCCGCCCGAAATTTCTCCGGACAGATGAAGCAACCCAAGCACGAAGAGATGCAAGGAAGCAGTCTGAAGCACAAGCACAACAGGCGAAGAATGTGCAGAGTGCAGGTCAAGGTTTTGAAGCCATTACTCGTGCAGGCGTTAACCTTAAAGAGATTGAAAGTGGAGAAGAATAAAGAGCGATTAATATGGCCGGTGAGGTAATTCAATTAAATGATCGGTTTTACGCGACTTGTGAGTGTGGCTCACAGGATTGGAAGATAATGGTTGACGGTCCGGCCCATCATTGGACTAATATTACAGGTACTAAGTGTTCTGAATGTGGAGGAATAATAGAGTGGATTCGAGCAGAAAAAGTGGTGAAGAGTAATGGCGACGACAGAAGACTATAATATGGTTTTTAATATATCGGATGCAGGGCGAGAAGTGCTTAAAGATATGATGTTAGCACATCATTTCTACAGTTCGTCATTCAGTCCTGATCCTTATACGATGGCTAAGAATGAAGGTGAGCGAAATGTGGTCCTTCGAATATTAACGATGTTAGATGAACATGAAAAGGAGGTAAAAGTAGATGGTAAAATTTCTGATGGATAATGTGGTACCTTTCTTGGGTAATGCCACACCATTCAAGTTTCATGCTATCATAGGTGATGAAGGCGGTGGTGGCGGTGGCGGTGACGCAGGTGATGCCGGTGATGGTGATGCCGGGGACGCAGGTGATGCCGGGGACGCAGGTGATGCCGGGGCCGGTGATGGTGATGGCGGAGGTACAGGCGACACGCATTGGATGGAGGGTCTTGAAGGTTTGGATTTTAACGACCGGGATGCGGGTGTACTGAAACGATTTAGTGATGTGGGTGCTTTAGCAAAAGGCTACCTTAATGCTTTTAATCTGGTAGGGCGAGATAAAATCCCCATGCCACAAACTGAAGAAGAGTGGAATGAAGTCTATGACCGACTTGGTAGGCCAAAAGAAGCCGGTGAGTACAATCTTACCGTCGGAGACGACCTTCCTCAAGAATTTAAAGAAGCGATGGCGAAGAACATGGGTTGGTTTCAAGATACAGCTCATCGACTCGGACTTAATGCGGAGCAAGCGGGAAAGCTGTACACAGAGTATGCCGGCTTTGTGCACGAGCAAGCGACGCTCCAGAATGAAACAGTTACTCAAGAAATGGACGCAGCCCGAGAAGAGTTGAAAGGAGAATTGGGTGAAGCGTATGAAGGAAAGATGACTCTCGCAAATCGAGCTATTGAAGAACTCGGTGGAGAAGATTTAATTAGCCTGTTTGAACGGTCGGGAATGGGGAGAAATCCTACGGTCGTTAAGGCTTTTATCA